CCCCGAGCCTCTTTCTGCAGATTAGAGGTGAGCACCAAGGTTAGTGCTTCATCCCTATGAAGAGATTTGTTATATCTCATTCTGCCGTTAGCACGCGAACCGCGTGAGAACGAAAGAAGCCGGATACCCTCACCCTCAGTATTCTTGGAGATGACCGCGTACCTCGTAATCTTTACGGGCAAGTGATTATACATCCAAGTACTGAGATGCCAAAGGCCAGCTCTATGGGCGTTGTTTGAAACATCGACCCAAGAGTACAAGCCTTCAGGTGAGCCTTCCCACTGTGTGGCAGACAAGTAGCATGGACTTACGTCCACGCCCTTGTAAAAGTCACCTCCGCAACTTTCGCGGAAGCTGCCGTCATAATGCGTCTTAGCATTATTGACTTTAAGCTGCAAAGCTTGCAGCAGAACAGTGAGGATAGGGACTGCTTCCTTGGGGACAACAATGTCATCCCCAAAGACCCGGACCCTGCCCGAAATCATCTTGAGCCTGCGACTAGTCACAGGTCCAGAGGATGAGCCATAAGTTATGAAGTAAAGCGAAGTCATCGCTAGACCTGCATACACTATGGACTGTATCGGGAAGGTAACCGCAGAGCCCTGCGCTGCAAATTTTCGTATCAAAATGGATACATCTGGATAAGATCCAGTGGCATCCACAATGACGCGAGTTCTTACAGCGTGAAGAGCACTGAGAAGGGTCTGGTTTACTACCAGAGCTCTCTCAACTGTATAGCAACTCAATCTGTCAGAGGCCGATGAAAGATCAACGGTCGCAGACAACCCATCAATGGAGCCGGCACGTGCCGCCTCTTGAGATGGGCCTTGATCGAGAAAATCTATACACCTGCGGAGTGGTGGGGTCAGATTCTCTCTGATCCACCTCATCAGTCCTTGTTGCATGAACTGATGTGCAGTAGGTTCCGACGCAATTAACCTCGGCCCCTTGTAGGTCTTCGGCACAGCTATAAGCCGTGCTGGAGGTTCTACAGGAGACGGGTTGATGCTCGGGCGATCTTCCCACCTTCCAGTATCTGGTTTGTGGAAACAAAACTCAGATATTGAGAAGGTATGGCCCAACTTATCGGGCCAGTATGGAAAGGAATACTTATCCTTTCCAAACCGAAGATCTGCTACTGCTCCAGGTCCGTGCCTAGGTTTGACGTCGGCGAGGTCAACTGTGACCTGTGGAACAATGCGTCCGAATATTTCGTCAGCAATCTTCCACAGTCGTCCCGCTCTTGGGTGACAATCCATAAGCTCAGGAGAGTCACTAAAAGTGAGACGGACAGGAATCCAATGATCCCTGTGCCAAGAGCCAGTAGGCTCACGTAGACCTTGTTCGATCTCGATAAAATCATCGACAGCTCCCTTGACATTGTCTAGGGGGCAGCTGATCTTGATTTTCTTGTACAAGTACAGGATCTGCCGTGTAAAGAACACGACATCAGGATCAGGATCGTACATCCGACCCTCGCTATCCATCTGACCGTTAAACAAGTTGGTAAATAGGCGATTCCGCCTTTTACCTCGGAAAGATGGCGGGACACGATTTAAGTCCATCCAACCAGTGGATAGGCCTTGATCGTATAGTTTTCCAACATCTGGAAAATCTATTAGGAGAAGGTTCTCCCAGCCCCGATTGGTTACGTAGTCCTTTACAGCCGTAAAGAACTCCATAACCGAGTTAGCGAGGACATAGTCACTAGGATGTGCAGCCTGGAGTTGACTTCTTGCGTCCTCACAGACGGCAAAAAGAGGCTCCAAGACTGCATGTCTGGGTAGTCGTTCCATAACAGGTTCCTTTATTGGAAGCTGTCGGGAACACGCCTAGCCTAGATCCAAAAGGATGAGACTTCGACCCTAGTGCCCCTAAACGATTGATACGTAACCCGTAGGTTACAGATCAGGACTCGTTTGCAACGATCTTGTCGATGTTTGAAGAAACACCGATAAAATCGAGCAAAGAGCCCATCGTATTAGAGGCGGCGGTTTCATCCTGGGGTGCGTCAAAAGTTTTGATGACAGTCCAGGCAGAGGACGTTCTCACGTAGAGGCCGTCCACATCATAATGCTCGACATCAAGTCGAACAAGATGAGAGGCACCGCCGGCACCACGGGCGGGAATGGTATGCTTGATGTTCATAACGAACTTCATGTCGCCACTCTCGCCACGGTATTCCGAAGCGTATCCATCTTCACGGATACGTGTAAGGACGATACCAGTGGTGGCACCATAGTCGATTGTCAGCGTGTTATCCAACATGCAGATTCTCCTTCTTTGGGATTTGGCCGTCTCACGACGGTCAGGACAAGGGCGGACATCCGCCAAAGTCCATGGCTAAGTAGCCTAATACCTCGTCAGAGGTATTCGGTTACCGGTCAAGTAAGTTGAAGCAAGCGCGCCAAGAATCGAGACCTGTTTCATGGTTATGAAAGGGTCAAGAATCAAGACAGGCTTGGGATTGCTCTCCACGTAACGGTTCTTACAAGAAAGAACTTGATTAGGTGGTTGAGCATCTACAATTCCAGAGTATCCATTGTATGGGGTAGCTTCTACCTCACACTTGAATTCCCTGGTTGCCTCGCACATCAAGCAAATAGACTTTACATAAGATTGTAAGGCATTTGCTCTAGTCGCTGTTAGGTAGGTTGATACATTAGCGAAGTAATCAACCAACCATGACCATGGAAGAGCATTCCATACGGTCAACAGCGAGCCAGTATCAAGACCTAAGGCGGTCCTGAACTGGTCGAGGCCTTGTAGAGACAGATCGGGTCCAGTATCCACGGTAGTACGTGCAGTATACCAGTAACGATATACTTTGCGTATCGTGTAATTGTACTCGATCCGAACGTTCGAGTAAAGACTCGTTTCTGAGTCTTTACCTGTCGTGACATCTTTTCCAAGATTACCTTGGAATCGACGTCTACTTGACTGCTGCTTATGACGATCTACTCTCTCCTTAATTTCCTCAGTGAGGTTAAGAAGAGAAGCAAGATCACGAGCGAGAGGGGCCACGCCAAAGTTGTAGGCGAGGTAACTCTCTCCAGGAGTTGGATTCCTTCGACGACCGTAGTCGCCGGGAAGCTCCCACATTCTTGACTCTCGGGACCACCGACGACGTCGGAGGCCCAAAAGTCGTAGAGTTGCGGGAATATCCTTAAGTTCGAACAAGAACAAAGGGATATCAACGATAGGCTGACGAGGGTTAATCTGGGCAAGTGCCTGGGTTACCTTTCGTGCTCTCATGGCTGCAGTCGGGCCGGGTTCCTTCCAATCGGGATAGGTAATCCCTTTTGTCAAGGGTACTCTATCAAATTGATAGATGTACGCGCCTTTCTGGATCTCTCCAGTAAGGCGGCCCAGCCTGGTTCTCGTATCACCTTTTTGGAAAGGATTTTCCTGAAGGTAAGGAGGACCTGGCGACACCTTAGACGTACCAAGCCACTCAAAGGAACTCACCCTGCCACTATAGTTAGTGGTTCGGTAGAGACTTCCATTGATGTAGATCTTGCGCGTCCCACCGGACGAATAACCTTTTATCCGGTTGGGCATAAGGCGAACTCCACAACTTACTAGGGCTCACAATGAACTGGCATAGCCAGCGGGACTCACACATGTGAG